GTTGTGCATTTGCAAAAGTCGTTAACTGGCAGTCAAAAGTGACGCCATACATTCCCTCCAGTTTGTTACGGAGGAATTTGTAGTTGGCATGATTTTGAATAATATCCATAATGTCGTAAGTTTTCATTACTTCACCTGGTTCTAATTTCGAGTCAAATTTGATGTTTTCAATGAGAACGTCGCGATCCGCAAAGTCTCTGATTTCATGACTGGATTCCTGTTTAGGGAACACAGCTCTGAGAGCAGCGGCATTGTTAGGATTTGGTTCATAAGTCGCATGAACAGTTTTACCTGTTGAGCGAAATGCGACGATATCATCTATACGTTCTGCTGTTTGGTTTCCCAGCAAGGCGAGGTCAGGATTGACCACGGCCGACTGGTGATGATCTTCAGTCATAATCGAAACGTGTTGTGTCTGTATGGTGAAGTGTGTCGGGAATTAACTCAACGTCTCCGTCAGAAGTTCTGCGAAGTCGAATTGTCAATCCTCGATTTTGTATTGTCAGATTATTGTCACCTTGTACTACTATATCGGAATGAAGAATCCTCGTTGGAGGAAAATCTTCTTCGTCAGATTCGTAAAAATGAGTTTCGTCTGATGTGTCCGAAAAACTCCAGTCGAAGTCTTCCGTAGTTGGATGAATCTGAGGAGTAAAATAACCTTCCCAGACTTCTTGTTCCAAGGCTCTCGCGTAGAGGAAGTCAAAATTCTGAGGTGGTAATGTCCAATCCAAATGATTCAAAGTGTTGTATGTTTGTGTTGTTTGTGTTGTGTATTGTGTATGGTGTTCAATATAATTTTCTTGTTTACACATTGGTTTAACGTGGGAAACGTTTATCGATGGTATCAATTCCCCACGGGTTTGAGTGGCTGTAAGCCTTGTATCAGACCCAAGCTCGCTCCGTAGAGTGAAGCTCAGATCCGCGATCGGCTGCGATTAGTCTTCTTGCGAAGTCCCAATCGTAGTGTGTTATGCGATACTCGCTAACGCGAGAAATTGCTTGTTTGAATTTATCAGAGTATTCTTCAAATGTTCTCTCTGAATGTTGGTAAAGTTCAACGAGCGCATCCTCAACGTTTTCAAGCGTTGCATTTTCGATCGAAGTGCTCTTGCGCACCCAATTGCATGACTCTCGTATAGATCGTATATCGAGAGGTGCAAACCAATGATGTAAGTTAGGGTCATAATCAAATGCCCTTTTTAGAAAAGTTACCTCGTTAAAGTCGCGAAACAAAGATGTTTGAGAACCTTTATCCTCTGAAGTGTATGTCATTCCTATCATAGCATATAGCCGTGACAGGATGATTGGATTAAAGTGTTCTTGAATTGTTTTCGAAACTGCAATAAGTTGATCGTCTCCATACGCTAACATACGGATTACTCTCCGGAACATGGGTGCATTTTTCCACGCCAATTCGATTAAGAATCGGTAATAGAAACAGTAACGCACACTCAAGCTGTTATAAACTGAGTTTGTAATGGCAGTTGTTGGATTGCCACTAGGTTGTCCATGATTTAAGCGATAAGCAAATGGACCCAGAATATGGGCTGATTTGCAAATGCATTCCCAGATCATTTTCCGAACGCGAGCGTTTTGTGCGCCGTCGTTATAAAATCGGTTGATAATGTCCACGATTTGAACAAAGATGTAGAAGTTGATTGTGCCGTCAAAATTAGCAAAATCAGCTCCAATTAAGGATTTCTCCCCAAATCTCTTCAAATGATGAACAATTTTTTCCCAATCTTTTCCGACTGCGTTTACACCGACTGCACATTCATTTCCGATTTTCGTTCTCATCATGAAAGCAAGAAACCCCGCAAAGTATTTTCTACAAAGAAGGGTAAATGGTAAGCTCGAGGCTGAAAAGACTCGAGTTTTTCCTGCTTGCACTTTTTCAATGGGTCGTTTTTCGTCTTTGAGAGTGTCCACGAAATATGTTTCGGGGATTATACCTTTACGGCATTGATCCTCCATTTCATGTAGCTCTTCCATTAACTTAGCATAGAGTGGTGGTTTATCACCAGCTCCAGTGCCAAGCCATGGAATTTTTCCTTTTCCTTGAACTAGATAGCTGTGAGGCCATCCAGCTGATTTTGTTCGTTTAACAGATGGAAAGAATTCATTTCCTGATATTCCTTCTACTGCTTCATCATCAGTTAACACTCGTTTTTCCACTTCTAAAGGTGGATAAGTGTTTATCAAGTCTTCGTAATCTTTCACAGCGTGAGCTATAATCGATTCGTCGAGTAAAGGAGATGGATTAGCATATTTTGAGAGTGCCTTGAGCATGGGCCCATCCGGTTTTAACGCCGGTGCCATAGCTGCTGGGGCAGTCTCAACTGTGCCAATCATCCCGTGAATCATAGATCTTTGAATTTTTGTTTTCAAAGGCTGGTTCGCAGGTGGTGTTGCGATCCCAATATATTCAAAACTTCCTACTAGAGGAAAGTCTGGAGCATTTTGGGGTTGAACTAGTTTGGGTTCAGCAAGAGAGCATTCATTACGAAGGCAAGAAGCTACGTCGTTTATTGTAATGACGGAGCTACTACCAAAGCCTGGCTCACCTGCAATATGAAAACCAACTAGTTTTCTTACGAATTGATCATTGCAAATAAACAATGGTGATCCGCAATCGCCTTTGAGTGAAGACATCATGTAACGAAGTGTTTCAGGATAGTGATGGAATTTAGTTGGATCATTGAGTGATGGTAATTCAGCAACAAAAGTCTCAACAAAAGATCCTTCTCGAATTGTTCGCTCATATTGTCCACTGGGTGTCTTTTGGAAGGTAGCAAGCATAACTCGCGTACCTCTTGAAAGTTTTCCAATGTCAGAAGCTGTCACAAGATGTTTAGACATATCTCCTGCATGAGGCATGGTTGTTGGTGCGCGAAAGGTGTAGAACTCAGTGAGAACTTGACCTCGCGTGATTCGCTTTATTGTAGAAAGGAACACTTTAAGCTGAACCATGTGTGATGGTGGTTGATTAGGTTTTCGAAAAAGAACTAAGTCTGCATTTGGGTTTTGATCAATGTACAAAGAAGCTTTTTCTAAGAAATGATGATTAATCACTCCAACGTGTCCTTTGAGCATGAAAATATGGCCTATAGTAAGATAAGCTTCTGTATTTCCAATACAAAATTGCCATTGGTTTCCTCTAACTTTATCCACGAGCGCACTCGTTTGTTCCGAAAAGAAACCTTGGAGTTCTTGCGATCGAGATTCAGTTGTAGGACCTGATCTACCTGACTCAGGGTTTATCTTAAACAATTTTTGGATATCTGGATCCATTTCCAAGGTTGTTTTCCTCTCCGTAATCTCTGGTCGAGCTGCACTACCATGTTCTAGGTCTTGTGCAACTTTTATCATTTCTGCACGTGGTGCACTGCCATGTTCAAGTTGTTGTCCTTCTTGATTTTCTTCTTGTCGCTCTAACAAAGCTGCGCGAATTTCATCATCTGATGGTTGGAGTTTTTCTAACTTTCCAGCTTCCATTTGACGTACATATTCATTCCACATTTCTGATCCATAAATGTTTTGTTTCCACTTTGCGAATCCCAAGCATTTTACACAAGTGTCTGATTGATTTTTGTGTATATCATGATATGTAGTATGGGCTAGAGCATCTTTTATTAGTACTCCGTAGAAGAGTCCTGTTGTCAAGGCATATGTTGCAAGTTGTGGTATTCCAAGAATGGAACAGAAGTTAGCCACACCTGTCAATTGGATATAACGTAAAAAGATGGAGAAAAGTGGTTGGTTCACAATAGTCTTGGACGACCACACTCCAGAACACATATACATTTGGTAACCGGTAAAGAGCGAAGTTGCTACAAATCCAGCTATAAGAAGATATCTTTTAACATTAAACCAATTTACTTCACCAAAGCGCTCTGGATTAT